CAATACATATTTTGCTCCAGTATTAAGCAAGCCAAACTTTGCTACAATAGAAAGTATCTTTGGCGAAAATGATACAGGCGTGTCAGGATATGTTGTTGATGTAATTTCATCAGGTTCCGGTGCAGGAGTAGATGATATAATCGTTGTTAGAAAGTCAACAAGCGATGGTACATTCCTACCAAATGAGCAGACATACGATAGTATTATACAAGGTGGCAACTTAAATTATTCAACAGCAACTGGTTTAGAAAGTGCAGATATTACAATAGACGGTGACGGATTTGTAACACCTACTACAAGTGCAGGACCTGAAGAACAAGTTCCAGGACAATTACTTGATACAGTTGATATCAAAGTTTTTGAGAGACCAAAAGGCGGCGGAAGCCAACTAGTTTCTACAAACTATAATGGTAATGGTAGCAAAGTTACATTTGATATAGGATCTAAACCTTTAACTACACAATCAGTATTTGTTAAAGTAGCAGGAAATATACAAAAACTTGGCGAAGACAATGACTATACTATTGATTTTAACAATAACACTATAACACTAGCAAGCGCACCAGCTATAAATTCAAAAGTAAATATTGTAACATTAGGCGTAAGTGGAACAAAAATTATTGATATTGATACAATAGTAGCTGACGGAAGTACAACTTCATTTATGACAAATGTAAGATACAAAGCTAACTTACAAAATATTATTACAATGGACGGCCTTCCAATAGAAAATGTTGTAAACAAAAGTAAAAAAGCAGATGGCATCGCTGGCAATGCATTAATTAAGTTTGCTATTCCGCCAACAGCAGGTACTGAAATTAAATATGTTTTCTTTGAAGATGATTTACTAGTTAAAAACTACAGTGAAGTAAATATTGAAACTATTACAGCTGATGGAAGTAGTTTAGCATATGACATAGCACTAACACCAAGTGTACAACAACCGTTGCATTTTAAAACAATAGTAAAAGCCGGAAATAAAATATTTAACGCAGGATATAATCAAAGATATATTACTAAGGCAACTACATTAGAATATAAAATTGAGGAATGGCAATTTCCTCCGGGCTCACTTGATAGCAGATATGTAGAAGTTTACTTAAACGGTGTTATACTTGACACTGTAAAATGGAACTTAATAGTAGGAGCAAGTACTGTTATTAGATTAAAAGGCGAAGTGCAACAGCAAGACGGCGACATACTAGATGTGTTTGTAATGACTGACGGTGAGTATAGATTTGGATATATAGATTCAGGATCAAGACTATTTGTAAAAACACCAAATCAAATTTATTTTGATACAGCTATTGCTGAAGGCACAGAAATTCAAATATTTACATTTAATAATCATGATTATCAAGACATACAAAGAATAAGTTATGATGTAGTTGACAGAATTAATTTAGTTCCGGGCACTGATGAATACCAAAAATATATACATCTACATAATGGACTTATAAAATTAAATCAAGAAGCTATTGATGCACAATATTTATGGGTATCAATTAATGGACAATTACTAACTCCGAGTGTAGATTATTTTGTAACAGATAATAAACAGTATGTTAAAATTGAATCAACTATATCTGAAAATGATGTAGTCCAAGTAGTACATTTTGCGGCTAGTAAAACACAAAATAAATTTGGATGGTCACAGTTTAAAGATATGTTGAACCGAACACACTACATTAGGATAAACAATGAAGAAGAAGTTACATTAGCAAAAGACTTATATCAATATGATCAAAGTATTACAGTAATTAATGGTGAAGCATTAGCGTCTCCAGTAGCAGGATCAACTAAACCAGCAATAATTATGATTGACGGAGAAAGAATTGAATACTTTGTGCGTAACGGAAATGTAATAAGTCAATTTAGAAGAGGAACTTTAGGAACAGGTGTTAAAAACATGTATCCAGCTGATACAGTAGTATTAAATATTTCAGGCAAAAACTCTATGCCGTACAAAGATGAAACATTAACAACAATATTTACAGCAGATGGCACATCGTCAACATATGAACTTGATTTTACACCTAATAATATAAACGAATTTGAAGTTTTTGTTGCAGGTAAGCGTTTACGTAAAAATTCGATAAACAATTATATTTTCAATGAAGTAACAGGCCCAGTTGCCCTGGATAGTCCAGAAGGTGATGAAACATTATCGGCTGAATTTACTATAAACAGCAATCAGCTAGTACTTACATCTACGCCAATACAGAATACAAAGGTAATTGTTGTAAGAAAACAAGGTCAAAGTTGGACAAATCCAGGTATTGCCCTTGCAGATAGTGATTCTAACATAAGCAGATTCTTACGTGCAGCAACAGTTGACTTGCCGCGATAAATACAACAGCAGGATGGTATAAACTATGACAGATAAATTAAATGAACAAAGCGGTGTGTTACTACAAGGACACATCAAAATACATAACCCGGAAACTGGCGAAGTAATTGTAGACAAACGTAACGCTATTCACTATGAAAATATGAGTATTAGTTTAGCTGAAAGTTTAGGCAATGCTGGCACAGGCTGGATATACGAAATGGGGTTTGGAAACGGCGGCACAAGCGTTGATCCAACAGGTATTATTACATATCTAACACCAAACAGTACAGGTACAAATGCTAGTTTGTACAATGAAACATTTACAAAAATAGTAGATGACAGGAGTGTTAACAATTTAGATCCTGCTAGAAATAAAATTGAAACACGTCATGTAAGCGGAACAAACTATACAGATATTTTAGTAACATGTTTGTTAGATTATGGTGAACCTACAGGTCAAGATGCTTTTGATACAGCAGCAGACCAAAATAGTTTATATGTATTTGACGAATTAGGATTAAAAGCGTATAGTGCATCAGGAACTGGCAGATTACTAACACATGTTATTTTCCACCCTGTACAGAAAAGTTTGAATAGACTTATTCAAATTGATTATACAGTTAGAGTACAAAGTTTAACTGGTTTTAACGAAGGATAATTAGATGGCATATACAATAAATTTTACAAATAGTGCTGATAAAGATCCTATTGTTATTGAAGACGGTACCATTAACAATACAACAAGCCTAAGTTTTCCAGGAAGAAATTCAACAGGATATGGTGCTGTTATTTCAGAAGACTTATTACGTTTATTAGAAAATTTTGCAAGTCCAACTGAACCTAGTAATTCTATACAAGGTCAACTTTGGTACAATAGTATTTCAGGACAACTATTAGTTTATGATGGAACAACTTGGATACCAAGCGGTGGATTAGCAAAAAGTACAGCACAACCTGATCCAACAGACGCTACAGACGGCGACTTATGGGTTGACACAGCATCGCAGCAATTATATTTGTTTTCAGGATCTACTTGGATACTAGTTGGTCCAGAATTTAGTCAAGGATTAACAACAGGTGCAAAACCTAGTACTATTGTTGGTCAAGATAATATCGAATACACAGTAATTGAAATTCAAGTTAGTGCAAATATTGTTGCTATTGTTGCTTTTGATGACTTTGTTCCTAAAGCAACAGTGCAAGGCTTTACAGCAATTAAGCCAGGTATTAACTTAGCAAACAGAGATACTGATGCTGATGGAAAAAATAATGTAAAATTTTATGGAGTTGCAGAACAAGCAGAAAATTTAATTGTAAATGACCTTGCTGTTCCGTCAGCAAACTTTTTAAGAGGAGATGTTGAATCTACTTCAACTAATCCACTGAATATCCAAAATAACACAGGTATTGCATATGGTATTAATGGCGAAATGGGGATCGGCATTGAAGGAAGTGCTGGTATAATACAACACAATATTGAAGGATCAAATATTGATATGCGTGTGCGTAATGCAGGTGCAAGTAAAACGGTTCTTCGAGTTGACAGTAGTTTACGAATTGGAATTAATAATGAAGCACCTGATGAAGCACTTGATGTTACTGGAAATTTATTAACAAGCGGAATAATTAGGACTAATGATGTAACTGAAAGTACAACTATAAGTAATGGAGCGTTAATTGTAAAAGGTGGCGTTGGCGTTGCTAAATCTTTAAACGTTGGCGAAAATCTTATTATACAAAAAGGCATTACATTAGGTAATAACGATCTCACAGTTGACACAACTGAATCAGAACTTATTATGCCGGACTTAAACAATACAAGAAACATTGGTAGTCCTACAAATAAATGGCGTAAAATGTATGCAACTACATTTATTGGATCCTTAGAAGGCTCGGTTAGTGGTAGTGTAAGTGGTAAATCAGGAAGTGCTGATAAACTTACAAGTTCTACAACATTTAGATTAACAGGAGATGTTGAAACTGTTGAAAATGTATTTGACGGACAAACAGGCGGAGCTGTAAAAGATTTTAATATATCAATTAAGAATACAATTATTTCTGGAAAACAACAAGTAACTGATAGTTTATCAAATGACGAATTTATTATTGATAGAATTAGCGGATCTAGTACAGGGCTAAGAAGAATATCAAGAGGAACACTATTCCAAAATATTGCAGGTCTTACACCTATCGGAAGTATTATGCCATTTGCAGGAAATATTGAACCTACAGCTACAGGTTGGTTTTTTTGTAATGGACAAGAATTAAGTCAAGGTGTATACAATACTTTATACCAACTAATTGGATATACTTACAAAGCACAGGGGTTAGTAACAGCAGGAAACTTTGCTCTACCAGATCTTAGAGGTAGATTTCCTTTAGGATCATTAACTATGGGTGGTACAAATCCAGCTGTTGACGTTCCAGATACTAGATCAAGAGACTCTAACTCAAGTGTACTAGGTGCTGTTGACGGTACTGACGAAGCAACAATAAATGTTAATAATTTACCAGAACACGAGCACGATTTACGAGCTGAAAACGGTGTTCAATATACAGCTATTAGAGCTGTTGATGGTAGAGGAGGCGACAAGCCAGATGATGCATCATTAAGTACAATACAAACTGGTGCTGATCAATTATCACAAACAATTGATAAAAGTGGCGGAATACTAGCACCTACTGTAGGTGATGATTTAAATATAATGAATCCATACCAAACAGTTAATTATATTATATATACAGGAGTAACATCATGAGTTATAAACTAAACAAAACAGACGGCTCACTCCTAGTAGAATTACAAGATGGAGTAATTGATACTACATCTTCAGATCTAACTCTTGTAGGAAGAAACTACAAAGGATTCGGCGAATATATTAATGAAAACTTTATTAAATTAACTGAAAGTTTTGCAAGTACTAGTGCTCCTTCAAATGCTATAGCAGGTCAGCTTTGGTACGATACTTCAGATCAGCGTTTAAAAATATATAATGGAACAACATTTAGAATTGCCGGCGGACCAATTATTAGTTCATCACAGCCTAATATGGTTGCAGGTGATTTATGGATTGACAACGAACAAAATAAATTATATTTTTATGATGGGACAGATGTTGTTGCTGTAGGACCTAATTATACAGCTACACAAGGAAAAACTTTGTTAGAAGCTGTAACTATGATTGATACATCAGGCCAAACTAGAGCAATCCTAGCACAATATATACAAGGAAACCTAGTTGGTATACACAGTGCAACACAGTTTACACCAAGATCTGAAGATGTAATATTACCATATGCGGCAGGAAGAGTAATTAAAGTTGGATTTAATCCATTATATACAGCAGACAGCGGAGATGCTATTGCATTTAGATGGAATGGAATTGCATCAACAGCTGAAAACTTAGTAGATGCACAAGGGGTATCAGTTGCTAGTACTGACTTTGTTAGAAATAACGAAAGAGATAGTAGTAATGTTATTGTTGACCAAACAATGGACGGTGGATTATTTGTTAAAGGTGAAACTGGAGTAAAAGTTGGATACGGTGATACAGCATACGGACAATTTAAAACTACAGAAACAGATACAAAAACAGTTATTGATATTTTAAATCAAAATCAACCATTTGCAATCAGAAGAAAAGTTGGATCTGACCAATTAGATGGATTAACATTTGATACATTAAATGGTAGATTTGGTATTTTTCAAAGTACCCCAACAGTTGCATTAGATGTAACTGGAGATGCAAGAGTTACAGGCAACTTAGCTATTGAAGGTAACATAACAATCGGTGGCGCAAGCACAATTATTGATTCTGCTACATTAAGAGTACAAGATCCGCAAATACAATTAGGTATTACAGATGACTCTACAGAACTAAACGATGCAGGAGTTGATGGCGGCGGATTTGTAGTTAATAGTTTAAATGGTAGTAAAGACTTTGTATGGAAAAATGCTACCGGAAACTTTACATCTAATCAAAATATTGATTTAGAATTAGGAAAGTCTTTTAGAATTTCAAATGCAAATGTACTTACAGCAACAACATTAGGCGCTGGAGTTGTAAATTCATCTTTAGAAAATGTAGGAATATTAACTAGTGTAACTGTAAGCGGAGATGCTTCACTTGGAAGTATTAGCTCAACTGGTGCTTTAAATATTAGTTCCACTGGTGACATAACAATTAACTCACAAAAAATTACTGGTGTAGCTAATCCAACACTTGCAGCTGATGTAGCAAATAAAAATTATGTAGATACACAAATTGCATTTGAACCAATGTCGTTGGCGTTAGATATTACAGGATTTACAACACCAAATGCACCAGGATTAGGTGATGGTCCAATTACAGATGTAAAATCTGTTATAGAATCAGTATATCCTGCTTCAGCAGCAGCAAATGGAAAAGTTGCTAAAATACATTGTACTTCATATGCAAGTAGTACAATTTCAGGAATTCAAATTACTGTATCTACCTCGCCAAATGCAACCGGGGTTTTACAAAAATCAACTATCTCTGTAGATAGTGCAGGAACACAGAATGAATCAGTTATACAAGATATTGCATTCATTAATCCAGCTACTGGTACTGTAGCACTAAATCCATTGAGATATACTATGACATTCACAATAACAGCAGGAGTGTGGACGTGGAACTCCACAATAGCATATCCGTAAGGATCTGATAAATACTTGTAACAAGGGGCTTATAAACTATGGCGTATACAATAAACAAATATGATACTACCCAGCTTACAATAGTACAAGACGGTACTATTGATCAAACAACTGACATTAAGTTAGTTGGTAAGAATTATGCAGGGTACGGCGAAATACAAAACGAAAACTTTGTATTTCTTTTAGAAAACTTTGCAGGAGCAAATCAACCACCAAGAGCCATACAAGGCCAAATATGGTTTGATACAGCAAATAGCAAATTAAAATTTTATGACGGTGGCAAATGGCGTACAACAGGTGGCGCTGAGATTAGTGCTACAGCACCAGCAGGGTTATCAACTGGTGATTTTTGGTGGGATACAACTAACCAACAGTTGTATGCATATAACGGCACAGACTTTGTACTTGTAGGTCCACAAGACGCAGGTACAGGCATTACACAAATGCAAAGTAAAACAGTTCTTGATACTGGATCAATTAGTAGAAGTGTAATTGCAGCAACAGTCAACGATGATGTACAATTCTTAATAAGCCCAGTAGAATTTACAATTGACTCAACTGATGCCCAAAACGCTATATCAGGATTTGACGTAGTAAGACAAGGTGTAACATTAAAAAATACGCAAAGTGCTACAGCTGGAGTAACAAGTACAGATCATCAATTCCACGGAACAGCATCTAACGCATTAAAACTTAATGGAATTTCTGCTAGTAATTATGTTACAGCTAATCCTGGAGCACCAACAGTATTCACAGAAATAACAAATTTCCAAACAGATGCAGGTATTGCAATTGGTGCAGGATTAGATTTAAAATTGTTTATCGAAAATGATAATGAAGGCGTAATACAGAATTCTCAAGGCGACGAAATTAAATTTAGAGTAAAAGAAAGCGGCGGCGCAAATGTAAATGTTCTTGACATACGTCCAGGAAATATTTTACCAGGTATACAAAGTTTAAGTCCAACTGTTTATAGAAGTATTGATATTGGTTCAACATCTGCACCATTTGATGATGTATATGCTGGAAATTTTTGGGGAATTTCAGAAAAATCAAGTGCCCTTATTGTAGGCGGAGCTGTTAGAGTAGGATCAGTAGACAGTAGCGGAACTGGTACAGGAAATACTGTAGCTGTAAGAGACGGTTCAGGAAATTTAAATGCTGTACTTTTCCAAGGAACAGCAACAAGTGCAAGATATGCTGACTTAGCAGAAGTTTACGTAACTGATCAAGATTACCCAACAGGTACAGCAATGTGTATTGGCGGCGAAGCAGAAGCAACAGCATGTAAAGCAAGTTGTATGGCAATAGGAGTTATATCTGCAGAACCTGCATACTTAATGAATAGCGACTGTGATGGCCAAGCAATTGGTCTTAAAGGTCGAGTTCCTGTAAGAGTAAGTGGAGTTGTTACAAAAGGACAACCAGTTTACGCATGGGACAACGGAGTATGTACAACCATTGCATCAACAGCATTAGTTGGAATTGCATTAGAATCAAGCACTGACGAGTCAGAAAAACTAATTGAGTGTGTTTTAAAAGTATAAATAAGTACGTAGTTTAAAAAAAGGAACAACAATGGCTGTATCAGTAGGCACAAGTATTAACGAAACACATTATACTACTTTAAGAAGTGGTATAAACACAGTAATGGGAACTCCTACAGGTAGTGGCAATTCATCCGCTGGTTATAATGTTGCAATTAGTGCTCCTAGCGTATCAGTAGGATCATCAATTACAGCTAGTCAATGGAACAGTTTAAGAGGTGATATTCGCAAAGCCAGCGCACACCAAACTAATTCAGCTGTTGCTCTAACAACAGTAGACACTGATACTGGCATTACAGCAGCAATACATAACGAATTTGAAACAGCACTAGCAACAGTAACATCAAATAGATTTACACTAGCAACGGCACAAAGTACACTTAGTACAGCAAGAACAGCAAATAAAAACAACTGGAACGGCACACAACAACATGATGTTCAATTAACATGGGCTAATGCAAATGCCTTTAAAGCATTTTGGAACGCTGGCGGAACAGTAAAAGTTGTTTCTAGTTTATCTTACACAGGATCAGAAGCAAAGACATTAGACTGGAAAAGTCTAGTAAACGATGCTAAACATGTAAGTATAAACTACACTAGTGCATATGCAGATGGCGGCGGCAATCAAGGTACAATTACTAATACAGGTATGTATGATTTAAACACAAACGGCACCGAAGTACAAATTTTCCAAGATGGCGGTACAAATCCATATGCAGAAAACGATTATCAAATCTTTATACGCTATATTACTAATGGTATTAGAGTAAGAGTAGTATTTAGAGACGATGATGCTGGCGATCAAACAGGCGTAGGTGCAGCAGAAGACGAAAACGTCAAAGGCACACTAACAAGCGCCATTACTGTTAGACGTGCTACAGGTTCAAATGTAGAAGTTACATCACCTAGTGTAGCTACAGGCGCCTCAAATACTTTCTAATTAACTCTTGACAAATATCTAGTTTTAGTGTATAATACAATAGTATATACAAGGAGATCCTATGGACGAACGACTAGAAAAAGCTCTAGAATTTTCTAATTTTTTAGAAACACAAAACAACCAAAAACGCATCTTTTTAAAACAATATAAAGATAATCTTATTCATTATGCTTATGGCTACAAATTTACAGTATCTACACAACTTATAAATTTACTATCAGTTCTTCTAGAAACTGAGCAAGAGCAAATAGTTGTATTAGACGATAATGAAATTCCGGTAGTAATTGATAATCCAAAAGAATTTATGAAAGATATTGTAGGTGTATATATCTTTGCTAGTAGAAAATATGCTAAAGACTACGATGATATTAGACAAAACAGATCAGTTGAAGGGCTTACTAACTTATGAACAATGGTGTAGTATTATTTGCTTTTAACAATACACATATAGATTATATTAAGCAAGCAATATATTGTGCAAAACGTGTAAAACAGTACCTTAATCTGCCAGTTCAGTTAATTACAGATTCTGTTAATTATATTCAATCTGAATATCCGTTTTATACAAAATATATTGACGAACTAACTATCATTCCTACACCTGCTGGATCACAGAAAACTTTCTATGATGGAATTTATGCAAACAAAAGATTAGAGTGGAAAAATACAGAACGTAGCAATGCATATAGTTTATCCATTTTTGACAAAACTATAGTACTTGATACAGATTTGTTAATTAGTAATAATAAATTATTAACTTGTTTTTCTTTGCCTGATGATTTTATGATAGCAAAAGATTATAATTTAATAAATCAAGAAATTACACATCCTAGTTTTAATAGGATTAGCGATTCGACTATTCCAATGTATTGGGCAACAATATTATATTTTACAAAAAGTAATACAACAAAGACAGTGTTTGATTTAGTAGAACACATTAAAGAAAATTATAATTATTATAGACTTGTTTATAACATAAGTGAAACAAAATTTAGAAACGATTTTGCATTTAGTATAGCAATACATACAATGCGAGGATTTGTAGAAGATAGTAACTGGCCTACAGCAATACCAGGAGATATGTGGGTTTCAACCGACAAAGATCTGTTAATGGATATTAAAGATAATAAAATTAAAATGTTGGCACAACGAAACTACGACTATAAAGCTGTAAAATTAACAGATGCTACTACACATGTAATGAATAAATTTAGTTTAAATGAATTCATAGACAAGGAGTTTGTAAATGAATAATGGAATCTGTCTTGTCGCACAAAACAATTCAAAAACAAACTATATAAGACAGGCCTATGCGTTAGCATTGAGTATACTTGCTAAGTCACCAAATACTAATATCAGTTTAATTACAGATGACGATGTACCATACAATGTATTTGATAAAGTAATTCCTATACCGTGGAGTGACATGGCACATAATGATTGGAAGATTGAAAATCGTTGGAAAGTTTATCATGTAACTCCGTATAGAAATACAATAGTATTTGATGTAGACATGTTGGTTCTTGAAAATATAGATTATATTTGGAAGCATTATCACGATCTTGTTTTTACCAATAGTGTAAAAACTTATAGAAACGAAATTGTTACTGATAGATATTATAGAAAAACTTTTGATGCTAATAGTTTACCCGACGTCTATGTAGGAATGTACCAGTTTTTAAAATGTGAAAGCACCCACAAATTTTTTACATTATTAGATATAATAATGAAAAATTGGAAAGTATTTTATAAAAAATATGCACCTAACAATTTTCAAAATTGGTGTAGTGTTGATGTTAGTGTAGCAATTGCATTAAAAATATTAGGAATAGAGGGCAACACTCTGCACAACGATAGTTTGTTATCTTTCACTCATATGAAGTCTCGTGTACAAAATTTAAATAATACACCGTCAAAATGGACCGACGTACTACCAGTAGACTTGGATAATTCTAATATATTAATTAATGGCTATAAACAATCGGGCGTATTACATTATGTGGAAGATGAATTTTTAACAGATGATGTAGTACAATGGTTAGAGGAACAGGTATAATGTTTTACGTACATTATGATAACGATTACAATATTACGTCGATAGCAAACACAATAGATTCTAACGGGCTTTTTCTTGAAATAGATGAACAACTTTTTAATGACTTCAATACTGGTCAAAAAGAAATGTTTAATTATAAAATTGCTGAGGATGTTATAACAAAAGGCAAATATTATGTAGTTCCTACAGATTTTTCTGAACAACAACTTGATAAACATCAAACTGGGCTTATAGAAAAAAAAGATACAACAACAGATAACTGTATTCAAATTGTCCAGAATAGTTCGTCTTGGACTGTAAATAATTACATGAGTAATGAAACTTGTGCTGCATTATCAAATGGAGACGACCATATAAAAGAATACTACATAGTTAGTTCTAAAAACAGATTTATTTTATTTGATAAGTTTTCTATTAATTTAAAAGAATTATCTACAAAGAATATAATAGTTATTGATAGTAATTCTGCAAACAATAATGCGTCAATACTTACTTTAGGAAGTTCAATTGAACATGTACACAAAGGAAAATATTATGAAAATAATTGACTATGATATAATTTATTTAAGTTATGATGAACCAAATGCAGAAAAAAATTATGCAGATCTATTAACTAAGGCACCCTGGGCAAAGCGTGTACACGGTGTAGAAGGTAGTGACGCAGCACACAAAGCCTGCGCTGAACTTAGTGAAACAGATAGATTTATTACAGTTGATGGCGACAATACTATACGTGCCGAATTTTTACAACAAGAATTAGACTTATCAAAACACAGTGACTTACAAACTAGCGTAATTAGCTGGTGTGGTAAAAATACTATTAATGGATTACTATACGGCAACGGAGGACTTAAATGCTGGCCTAAAGAACATGTGTTAAACATGCGTACACATGAAAATGCAGATAAAGATAACATTGCTGCACAGGTAGATTTTTGTTGGGACTTAAACTATATTCAACAAAATAGTTGTTACTCTGATGTACATAATAATGAAACGCCACAACAAGCCTGGCGAGCAGGATTTAGAGAAGGTGTAAAAATGGCACTTAATCAAGGAGCAAAGCCTTCTAAAGAAGACTTTTTAAAAGGTCATTGGAAAAACTTGCATAGGTTATGGATATGGCTAATGGTAGGTTCAGATGTTAAAAATGGGCTATGGGCAATATATGGTGCTAGGGAAGGCTTAGTAAAAACAATGCTTACTGACTGGGATTATGTAAATGTTCGAGACTTTGAATACCTAAATAACATGTGGAAAGAAAAAGAATCAGTAGATTCTCAATCGATGCTATTAGAAGCAATTGAAGTCTTGGGAGCATCGCTAATTGAAAGTTTAGAAATACCAATTGGCCAGATGCCACTTGACGAACAACAAAGTAAATTTTTCAAACACGTATATCAAAATCCAAGTAGAAACTCCCAAGAGCAATTTGTAATTGATCCCGAATGAGCAATGAACGTCAAATAGAAATATTAAAAGAAAAGAAAAATAAAATTAACTCGGTTAGTTGTAGTTTCTGTACGGCTAAATGGCTACAAACAACACTGTATTTACAAACAGGGTATAACCATAGTTGTCATCATCCTGCACCTCATAAAATTCCATTAGAAGAGATAGAAGCAGATCCTGCAGCATTGCACAACAGTAAATTTAAAAAAGAACAACGTGCTATGATGTTGAAAGGAGAACGACCAAGTGAATGTGATTACTGTTGGAAGATTGAAGATTTAGATAAAGAATATTTCAGTGATAGACATTATAAAACAGCTGACTACTGGGCTTGGGATAAATTTGAAGATATTGCAAAAGGTAATCCGCAAGATAATGTGTCGCCTAGTTATTTAGAAGTTAGCTTTAGTAATGCATGTAATTTTGCATGTGCATATTGCTCACCAGAAATTAGTTCAAAGTGGATGGAAGATATAAATCAACACGGACCATATTCAACTAATAATGGGTCTTCTAAATATGTTTATAAACAAAGCGATAATAACCCTTATGTAGATGCATTTTGGAAGTGGTTTCCTACTATATTAAAAGATTTGCGTGTATTACGTATTACAGGCGGTGAACCTACAATGTCGAAAGACCTATGGAAACTTCTTGATTTCTTAATTGATAATCCTCAAGATTTTGAAGTTGCTATTAACACAAACTTAGGAGTACCAGATAAGTTAATTAATAAATTAATTAATAAGATAAATGCACTTTATAAAGTTGGTATGAAGGTTGATGTTTATACTAGTGCAGAGTCAACAGGAGTACAAAATAATTATGTAAGAGATGGTATGGATTATACTCTTTGGTATAAGAATGTAAACCGTATTCTAACTGAAACAACTAGTAATGTTTTAATAATGACAACTATAAATATTTTAAGTTTGCCAGAGTTTTCAAATTTTATAGAAGATATTATGCAACTTAGAAAAAAATATAATTTTAATTTAGAAGAAAACAGAATACCAATTAGTATTAATTATTTAAGATGGCCAAAACATCTACAAACCACATTGTTAGATAAAGAAAAGCGTATACAATATGCTAATCAAATTAAATCAACTTGTAACAGTTGGTCTAAATATTCAAGTAAGGATAGATATGCTAGAATGTATTTAGAAGAACTTGATCAGATTAAAAGACTTTGTCATTATCTTAAAATATCTGAACCAGCTATTGAATACCGCAATGACTTTTGTAAATATATACTTGAGTATGACAAACGTAGAAATAAAAACTTTAAAGATACGTTTCCAGAATATGCATCATTGTTAGAGGAATGGCATGCCAGCTAAAAAAGACGAAAGTTTATTACAATATAGAGAACGTATTATAGATCCAAAAAGTGAAAGCTTCTGTGGAGCTAAATGGTTCAATGCTACAACTTGGTTAGGAAGTGGTACAACAGCTAGTTGTCATCACCCGCCTGCACATAAGATTCCACTTGAAGAAGTAGAAGAAAATTATACAGCTATACACAACACTAAGCATAAAAAAGAGATGCGCCGACAAATGCAAATTGGCAAACGTCCTGCAGAGTGCGATTACTGTTGGAAGATGGAAGATATGAAAAAAGATGCTGTAAGTGATCGCACCTTTAAAACTATTATCTATACAGACGAAGAATTACAAGCAGCTTATGATGCAGACTGGAATGCTAACACTAATTTAAAAACTTTTGAAATTGCCTTTGATAGAACATGTAATCTTGCATGCTCATATTGCAATGCTAGTTTTAGTACTACTTGGGCAAAAGATATTAACAAACACGGGCCTTATGAAAATTTAGTTAGTGATGGTGCCGGTGCATTTAAACACAACGGTGATTGGGCCGCTCCATATAACGATGATGCAGACAATCCTTATATACAAGCATTTTGGAAATGGTGGGACAACGGTCTTGCAGATAGCTTAGACGAGATACGTATTACAGGTGGTGAGCCATTAATGAGCGGCAACACTTGGAAACTATTTGATTGGTTCGAAGAACAAGATACTAATATGCGATTTGCAATTAACAGTAATTTAATTGCTAAAGAAAGCATTATTGATAAATTAATAGAAAAAGCACAAGGGATAAAAAAGTTTCATATCTATACTAGTTGTGAAGCAGTCGGCGACCAAGCAGAATATATACGTGATGGATTAGATTATGATATGTGGTTGAATAATGTAAAGCGTATACTCAATGAAACTGATGCAGAATTACATATTATGATGACAATAAACAGTCTATGTTTGTTTAGTATTACTGAATTTCTTGACCAAATATATTCACTAAAGGGACAAGACAGAAAGCCAACAGTAAGTTTAAATTTGTTGCGATTTCCTAGTTTCCAAAGTCCGTTAGCATTACCAGTGCATCTTAAAGATTATTGCCATAACAATCTAAGTACTTGGTATGAAGAAGTTAAGCATAAAGAACTTTGGCACGAACACGAAAAAGCAAGTATTGAAAGATTAATTGATTACTTAGTAACTGTAGATGCTCCACATAGACGTACAAGTGACCCTGCTAAATTATGGCATGACTTTAAAACATTTTATGCACAGTACGATTTACGTCGACATAGAAGTTTAGATGTATTTCCTAAAATACTTACAGATTGGGTAGATAGTATTGACAATTTGGATAAAAGGTAGTATAATAAGACATGTATGACATAGCATTTATAAGTTACAATGAAGTTGAAGCAGATTATAACTGGCAACAGCTTAAACAAAAGTATCCTTATGCAAAACGTACACATGGTATAGAAGGAATACACCAGGCTCATGTTGAAGCTGCAAAAAAAGCCTGTACTAGAATGTTTTATATTGTTGATGCAGACGCTGTTATTTTAAGTGATTTTGATTTTAGTTATGTACCTCCAAAATACGAATTAGATCATGTGCATGTTTGGCGAAGCCAAAATCCAATTAACGACTTAGTATATGGATATGGTGGTGTAAAATTGTTTCCTAGAAACAATACTATAAACATGGATACTAGTAAACCTGATATGACTACAAGTATTAGTGATAAGTTTAAATTGATGCAGGATATATCAAATGTAACAGCATTTAATGTAGATGAATTTAGTACATGGCGTAGTGCATTTAGAGAGTGTACAAAACTAGCGAGTAAGATTATTGACAGACAAAATGAGGAAGAAACAAATGAAAGATTACGAATTTGGACAACAGTGGGAGGAGACCGTCCCTTCGGCGAGTACGCTATTAAAGGTGCTTGTGCTGGCAGGGAGTACGGGCTTTCTAATGGCGCTGATCTGGGGTTAATAAACAACTATAAATGGTTAAAGGAACAATTTGATGCAAACATTTGAATTGTTGGATAGATTTGAATTACTTTATCCTACCAAAAGTAATTTAGCAGATTTGCGTAGAGCATATACTGATAAAGATTTAAGTAGTATTTTTCGACTAGTAAATGATAATAATAAAGAAGACTTGCGTAAATTAGTCATGGAAGATAACACTTGGAAATTATGGCCTATATTAGACAGCTATGTAGAAACACAGTTTGTTGCAGCGTTTAAAAACTTCTTTGTTAATGAAACTAAAATATGGGACGATTGCTTTAGCAGAGGACAATTAGAAAGTAAATTATGGTTAGTGCGAGAATTACAAAAACTGAATGTAGATTTAGGAACAGTATACTTGTGTGCAGGCTGGTATGCTACACTTGCTACAATGTTATTCGAGAGTAACATTAAAGTAGACAAGATACGCAGTTTTGATCTAGATCCTAGTTGTATAGATATTGCTGAAGTTTTTAATAAGCCTTGGTTTGTCGATAGTTGGAAATTTAAAAGTATTACACAAAATATAATGGATATTGATTACAATAGTCACACATGGCAACATTGGAGTAATGCTAATAATAGAATGAGTTATCCAATTACAGATGTTCCAGATACTATTATAAACACAAGTTGCGAACATATTGAAAACTTTGCAGAATGGTACGCAAAAATTCCAGACGGTAAGCTAGTAGTGTTACAAAGTAATAATTACTATAGTATAGAAGAACATGTTAATTGTGTTAGTGATGTAGAGGAATTCAAAAAGTCTGCATCTATGCAAAATATTTTATATAGTGGCGAATTAGAATTGCCCAAGTACAAGAGGTTTATGTTAATTGGATTTAAGTAATTTAACAGTAAGAGAAATGCAACTAGAAAGTGCTAGAGCGTTGAGCACTATGGAAGCAACAAATAATAACATATGGATGTTTAATAAAGAAGCACATCATAATAGTCATAACTGGTATGAAGCGGTTATTAAATGGTATGTAAAAGAGTATGGCGACTTACCAAGTAAAGTAGGACCAGGAAAAAATGTAAGGTTAGTATTAGATGCATAGTATATTTCCAGACCACCCAGACGGAATGAACATAGAATGGGTCGTAAGTAATGTGTGCAATTACAAATGCAGTTATTGTAGAGAAGATTTATACGGTGGCTCATCAGGACAACCTGATTATAAAAAAGCATTAGAATTTTTCGATTATATCCATAAAGAAGTTCAACCAGGACCTAAATTATTAAATTTAACTGGCGGCGAACCTACAGTTTGGCCTAGACTAATCCCTTTTTTAAATGAACTAGATACAAGCTATTTTGTTCAATTAACTACAAACGGATCAAGAACGTTAAACTGGTGGAAAAAAATATTAGATAAATGTGATAACATTGCAAAAGTTTGTATCAGTACACATTTAGAATTTGCAGACATTAAACACCTATATAAGGTAGGTGAATTATTACACCAAAAGGTACAATTAACAATCTTGTTACTTGCAGATAGAAAAAACTTTGACATTGTCAAAGAGTATTCAAGTAAATTTAAAAATTTAGAGTGTAGTGTTTTTATAAAACCTATTAGAGATTATACAGGTAAAGCGCAAGATTACACAGAAGAAGAAAAAAAATTTATAAAAAAGTATAAACATAGTAAATCCAAGTTTGGTGATCTACCAGTTCCTACCCATTTAATTGTAGACGGAGAACATAAACCATACAGATATGGATTTAAGATTATTAGTAATAATGAACATCAATTTAAAGGATGGAAATGCGGTTTAGGTAAAACCAGAATTGTAATATGGCACAACGGAGATATTAGTCTTGCACAGTGTAATACAGCAAAAAAAATGAAATTAGGAAACATATATGAAAATAATTATAGCATTCCTGAAAAGCCAGTAATTTGCCAAACGGATTTTTGTGCATGTATACCTGATTTACGTATACCAAAATGGAAAGATGATAATGTACTCGCTTGAAAACATAAAACATGTACATTTAGAAGTAACACAAAATTGCCAAGCGGCATGTCCTATGTGTGATCGAAATATGAATGGTGAAGGCATTAATCCTCATATCAATCTAGATGAATTATCACTTAAAGATTGTAAGGATATATTTCCTATAGATTTTATAAAACAATTAGACACAATGTATATGTGCGGAAATTTAGGTGATCCAATTGTAGCACAAGATACATTAGAAATATTTGAATATTTTCGTTGGGCAAATCCTAATATGTGGTTAAGTATGAACACTAATGGAGGAGCAAAACCTGTAGAATGGTGGCAAAAACTTGCAGAAGTATTTGGCCGTAAAGGTGCAGTAATATTTTCAGTAGACGGATTAGCAGATACTAATCACATCTATAGACAAAACGTTGTATGGAAAAATGTAGAACGTAACATGCGGGCGTTTATAGATGCCGGCGGTAGAGCACGTTGGGACTTTTTAATTTTTGAACACAATCAACATCAAGTAGAAGAAGCAGAAGATCTTGCTAATAAGTGGGGAGTTGAAAAGTTCATGAAAAAGAAAACAGGGAGATTTGTAGATGCAAACACAAACAAAAAAGAAAAGCATCAAGCCAAAGATCGCAAAGGCAAAGATTCAACAGAGCTTAAAAAGCCAGAAGCAAAATATCAAAATAAAGAATTAAACAAGCAAGATACACTTATAAAAAAATATGGTAGTATGGATGCATACTATGACACAGTTCCTATCAAATGTAAAGTTAAAGACAAAGGCGAGATTTTTGTTACAGCAGAAGGTTTAGTTTTACCTTGCTGTTGGACCGCTGGTCGTATGTACAAATGGTGGCATAAAGATCCTAAAGTAGAACAGATATGGGATTTTATTGGAGATAAGGATTCTATAAATGCCAAACACGGTATAAAACGTGTGTTTGATAGTGGTATCTTTGACAAGATACAAAATAGTTGGAATATACAAGGGTGCGAAAATGGCAAACTGAAAGTTTGTAGTATGAAATGCGGAGTTGAATTTGATCCGTTTTCAGCACAGTTTAAGGAGCAAGAATGACGTTTACAATAATAGAAAATTTTCCGGATGATTTATTACAAAAATTAAAAGAAATTTGGAACCAAGGACAATGGAAAGAAGTTAAAGAAGCAAACCCAGGCAAAATGTATCATCATTGTTTAGATTCAAAACATCCTATTTTTAAAGAATTCCCAAAAGAAGCAAATACATTAGAGTACTACAGTAACCCTCCACATACAGCAAATGGACCACACTTGGATAGAGGTAGATGGAGTGCTATGAATATTCCTATTGAAATGGATCATGAAAACAGTTATTTTTTGACAGGTAAAACACACTTATTAAAAACTTACAAAATAAAAGAACATCTAAATTATCAAAAAGGACACA